TATCGTTCCGAGATAGGAATAAGGGTGTTACCTTCCCGGAACGATATACGGTAGACGACTTCGATGAGATAGCGAAGGATTTAGGTCCCACGATATTCAGTGCCCAGTATCAGTTATTGGCGTTGGCGGAAGAGGACGCCCTGTGCCCGGAGAAGTGGGTTAGGTATTGGGACAGGTTGCCGGAGAATCGATGGCGCACGATGGTCATAGACCCCGGTGGTTCCAGCCCGAAGGACGGAGACCCGACAGGCGTTACGGTTGTTGATACCGACGAGAACGGGATTCTATATCTCGTCCACGCCGATGAATATAGATTTACCCCGATGGAACTTATTGACAAGATAGATGCGTGGAAGAAGATGTATGCCCCCGACGACATACGGATTGAGAAGGAAAAGTATTCCACGACGATTGCCGACATGTTCGTTCACAAGTTCCCACTTCTTAATGTTTCATACGTCGAGCATAAGGGGCGCGATAAGGAACAGAGGATTTGGAGACTGAAACAATGGTTCGAGAACAAGCGGATTCTAATTGGGCGAAACATGAATACCTTCAGGCAACAGCTTCTTGAATATCCATCGTCTAAGCATGACGATATGTTGGATTCGCTGAGTTACCATCTTGACGTAAGGCGCACTCCCGCCCGCAGGAGGAAACTATATCTGCCTTCTGGCAAAGAATTTAATCCGAAGATAGCGGTGGACTTCGAGGATGAAATGGACAAGGTTATTTATAATCGGGATTCAAAGAACAACGAGGAGGCGAGATTCAATGATACGATTTATTAGAAGGATTAAGGCACGGCAGATTCTCACGATTAAACTGCTTGAAGAAATTGCTAATGGACTACTCACGATTGCCCATAACCAGGAACGGCAGATTACGGCTGAAGAAAATTTCGTTAATGTTATCTCGAACTTCTTTGCGTTTGAGAAAAGGACAAGGTTAGAAAAAGTACGCAAGGAACAAGAAGAAGAAACGAAACGAATGGGAACCGACGCCGATAAACTTTATTAAGGACTGACGATATGCCTGAAAATAATAATATCCTTAAAAAAGAAGAAGAGTTAAAGTTCATAGATTTTATTGAGAAACAGGTAAAAGAACATCCGGTTGTTAAGGAACACCATGTGCGCTGGAAGGAACTTATTGAGTGGGAAAATGGAGACCAGTTCTCCGAGTGGAATGAAACGACCCACAAGATGTCTCCGGTTAAGTTGACGAAACGGGTTAAACGCGTTGTCGTGAATCTTATGAAACCACTCACCGAAGCCATCGAGGGTAAGATTAACTTCACGTCCATGCTGGCCGGGATGCCGAACTCTTCCGACATGAACGACATCGCCGCAAGTAAGATTGCAACCAACCTTCTCGGCCATAATGATTATGTCAACAATAACGAGAATCTTAACGAAGAGATTAAATATGACCTTATCAGGACTGGAAATGCGTGGAGGAAATGGACGTGGGACAAGGAAGCTGTCGCCTATACGAAAAAAGAGGAAAAAGATGGCGATACCTTAACGACAAAACCCTCGCAAATAAAGGGAGACGTTGTCGGTGTTGTCCCGTCCGTGTTCAATATCCGCCCAGACCCTACGGCAAAGAATCGTGACGAGATGCGTTGGCTCATAGAGATCGCCGAAGTCACGGAACAGTCCATTCTTGATAACTTCGACATCAAGAAAGAAGAACTTGATGCCGCCACCGGAGAATCCAAGAGTCCCGACGATAAATATGCCGGGATGTATGAGAAAACCGATGAAAAAGACAAGGACGAACTGACCCATATTGTTAAGTATTACTGGGAAAAGTCATCGAAGAAATACCCGGAAGGGCGACACATCATTTGCGTAGGGAGACTGATTTTGTGGAAGGGTGCGAATCCGTGCTTAGGTGAAATCCCCTACTTTCATTATGGTTATAAGCGATATGGGAACAGTTTGTGGCATACGGGGCCACTTCACCATGTCCAACCGATACAGCGCGAATATAACCGCATGGTTTCCATCATAAGCGAACACATTGAGAGTTGGAAGCCGAAGGTTCTTGCGGGGCCGGGGGCGATTATCAAGGAGGGGGCATATACGACTGATAATTGCGAGATAGTTGAGGTAGATTTCACCAAAGGGGAACCTAGACCCATGAACGTCCCCGAATTGTCAAGTCAGGTTCTGGCACACCGCGACTTTCTGGCCAACGCCCTGAACACGGTTGCTAATGTCCATGAAGTTTCCTACTCACAACTTCCCGAACACGCCACACGCGCACCCGCGTCACTATATTCCATGATGCTTGAACAGGAAAACCTGAAAATAGACCCGATGATTAAGCGAATCAACAAATCGCTTATTGAGGAGGGGCGATTTAGGCTTCGACTCATGGAGAAGTATTACAAAACAGACCGATTGGTTAAAATCGTCGGGAAAGCCAATGAAGCCAGTATATCTTACTTCAAGGGAGCCGACCTAAAGGGGAATACCGATGTTAAATTGTCCGTGGGGGTATCCATCCATCAGTCAAAGGTGGTTCAACAGAGGCTATTACTTGAACTTAAACAGCAAGGAGCCCCAATCGACTGGAATAAAATCTTCAAACTCATCGGAGAGGGAGACATTGAACAAGAACTCAGGGGAGACATCGCAGATGAAACAAAAGCACAACGTGAAAACCAGTCCTTTATCCACGACGACTACGGAAAAACCCCAGACAAGGGTGGGGTTTCCGTTTACATCCATGACAACCATGAACTCCACATGGATTACCACACCAACCTGCGGAAAACAGAAGAAGCGCAAGGATGGGCCGCAGATAAATTGGCGGCTCTCGATGCCCACGTCGATGAACACTTTCAATACATCTTGGCACTTAAACAAGCCCAAGCAGAAACGGGGGCGGTAGGCGGAGGTGGAGTTTCACCAACCGGTGAAACCGCACCCGGAACACCCCCTGGCCCAGGTCTTGAAGGAGGCCAGTCGCCCGAATCGGGAATGACCGAGGGCGCGGCTACCATATAGGATAGGAGATTTTATATTATGTCAGAAGCGAAAGACCAACCGAAGCAGGAAGCAACGGAGTCTAAAAAGGAAGTCGGTTATTCCGACGGGTTTGGTGAAGCCTGGGAACGTTTCGTAACTGTCCCAGAATCCGAAACCAAACCTGAACAGAAGGCCGAGGCGAAGGGTGAAGAAACACCGTGCGATTCACCACCATGTATTGAAGCGAGGAGGGCCAAAGAACAGGAGGGGAGAAAACCCATTGGGGTTCTTAAGGTTCAGGGCAAGGAGGTTCCCTACTATTCTAATCAGGAACTTATCGACTTGGCGCAGATGGGGGTAGATTATACCAAGAAGCGTCAGGCCGATAGTGCAGACAGGCAGAAGTGGGAAGGTGAATTTCAGACAAAGCATGACGAGCTTGACGGGATTGCCGAGAAGTTTAATAAGATCATGGCAACACTCAAGCCGGGAGAGGCGATCCCCGGAATGGGAACATCCAAACAGGTCGAACCGGAACCCGTCAGCAAAAAGTCTATCTACGAGGAGTATGGGATAGACCCCGAATATGCAGACGAATACCAGAAGAAGATGATTAACGACGTTGTTGAATTGAAGAAAAAAGAAAGTCTGTATGACGCTAAATTACAGCGATTAGAAAACATGACGAATATGGCAATCCTCAAGGAAAGCATGGGCAAACTTGGGGAGGTTATAAAACAGGCAAGGACGGAGTTTCCCATTGACGAAATCATGTCAGAGGACGGCTCCGAGAATTTAACGATGAAACAGTTCGTCGCTCTATTGAAGGCGAAGGATGAGGTCGCGCGGGGTCGTGGTCAAACGATTGACATTAACGAAATCGCACGAGAAACCATCCAAGATATGCACTATATCCAAGGTAAGGCGAAACAAACCGCCGCGCCAGATATATCAAACGAGATGAACGAGGACGAGTTTATGGCGAAGTACCCGGATTTGGCTAAAAGATTGACCGCGAAAATAGGCACTAAGGCTGTTGCCGAACACGAGGTCGAAGATGCCAAGTTACCGCCTTCGCTGGAAACGAAACGCCGGGAAGTTGATTTATCCGGCGTAAACACGAAGAAACCAGAAACTACGGAGGACTGGATCGACGCGGGTTTCAATGACCCGAAGGTTCAGTCCGCCTTTAGAGGAGATTA